GGGCTCTTGGATCAGGCTCTTGCAGATATCTTGAGTCATTATTATACGATCGATCAAATCAATGAAATCAACTTTGTGAGATCCATTGATATTCTTCCTGGTACTATGGATGGAAACATCCGATACTATGTGAATGGTGATCGTAAGACGATGTCTGCAGATATCCCTATTCCTGGATTGAAGAGATTGGCTTATCTAGAATGGGTAACCGAGAAAGAACTTCAGGAACAATCCGTTCATGAGCAGCATATCCTCACCAATGCTATCCAGACAAGGCATATCAGGCAGGGGGCTGTGACTCCAAACAAGATCTCTTGTATGGTGGATCATATCATTGGCAATACCAAAGATAGTCCTGAAGGTATTGCTCACGAGATTACGCTTGAAGATCTTGCGAAAGCCCTTGCCCCATATCTGAATATTCAGAGTACCACTGATCTGGAAGAGATGGTAACAGAGATCGTTCTCAAGATCTGGGAAGAAGTATTTGGAAATGTCCCTGAGCTTCCTGTGGATCCTTCCATCTATTATCCTACTTTTGCAGTCAATCCTAGATCTGGATCGTTAATGGCTACGGTACCTGATAACTATGAGGGTCCCACGTTTACACTTGAGAATGGAAACCTTCTTGCAGATGGTGTGAGAGATGATGTTCAATTCAATCTCTCCGGTGGTATTTTAAGTGTAAAAGATTTCACGTCGGAAACCCCAACTGAGTAAGAATACGAATAACAGAGGAGCATCATGCTCCTCTGTTATTCTTTCCATTCTTCAGAAACATATAGACAACTGATCAAACTGCAAAGGAGAATGAATCATGATCGCATATAAGTTGGAGAAGGATCTGGTTTTATATAAGAATCAATTTGAGAAGTTTACGAAAGATATGTTTGGATCATATCGTTTAGATCGTCTTTCTTTAGATCTAGATGGACTTCTTTTCCGCATCAAGTATATGATCAAACATGAGAAGGATCTTGATAAACTTCCCGATCTGAAAAAGAAGTTTATTACGAAGGCACTTGAACTCAGAGATGTATTTGGTGAGTTCATGTTGAATTTTTTGTGTCAGATCATTACGATTCCTGAAGGATTTCACTTAGATGACATCGAAGATGTATTAGCTCAGGAGGTGAAGATTGATGCGACTTATGTGACATTCAAGATGATCCTCATTTCTAAGAATCAGAAGTATCTCGAGTATGTTGACAACAAGATTGAGGATGGGAAGATCTTCAATATGTTCCCGAATGAATTTTTCCGATTCTTTAATGATTCCTATAACGATGGAATTGCTAAAGCATATCCTGAGTTATTCGAAAATCGTCAGCAGTCTAAAGTTGGTACTGGTAAAGATGCAGATGTGTTCTGTCACAACTTTACCTTCCAGGTCACAGAAGGATGCTCGCTTAACTGCACCTATTGCTACCAATTCAACAAGAAACCCACACGAATGAGTTTCGATATTGCAAAAGAATTTATCGATCATCTTCTCAATGATGATTATGGGTATATCAATCGATATAACTCTCCAGCAATCATTATCGAATTCATCGGTGGAGAGCCTTTGATGGAAGTGGAGTTGATCAGAAAGATCTATGAGTACTTTCTCGATCGTTGTTATGAACTTGATCATCCATGGTTTACTCTTCATAGGCTTTCCATTTGTTCGAATGGAATGCAATACTTCGATAAAGAAGTACAGGATTTTTTCAAGGACTATGCTCATAATATTTCTTTCAACATCTCTATCGATGGGAATAAAGAGCTTCATGATTCCTGTAGAATTCAACCGAATGGAGAGGGAAGTTATGATGTTGACATGGTTGCTCTTAATCATTATAACAAAAACTTCACCCCTGAGCGGAATTCTAAAATGACACTGGCTCCTGAAAACATCTCTCATCTCTTTGAATCTGTGGTTGATTTTATTAACCACGACATGAGATCTATCAATCTCAACTGTGTGTTCGAAGAGGGATGGAAACCGAAACATGCTTTGATCGAGTATCAGCAGTTGAAAAAACTTGCTGACTATATCTTGGAGAACGATCTAGAGTATCTCTATATTTCTATCTTCAACGAGCGCCCAGAAGGGATGCAATCGAAGTATGCAGATGGTAACTTCTGTGGAGGTTTAGGATCCATGCTCTCTCTGAGACCCAATGGTCAGTTCTATCCATGTATCCGTTATATGCCCTCTTCTGTTGGAGACAATGTAAAGGATCTTTGTATTGGAACAGTTCAGGACGGTCTTATTGGGAGAGACGAGAACTCTGAAGTTCTGGGACTAATGGATTCTGTTACAAGGAGATCACAGGAGAATGACATTTGTTATGAATGTCCTCTAAGTAACGACTGTGCATGGTGTAGCGCTCTTGGTCATGCTGTTTTTGGGACTCCAAATAAGAGACCTACATTCACTTGTATCATGATGATCGCGGAGGCTTTAGCGAATGTCTACTACTGGAACATGTTGAATATTAAACACCCTGAGTACAATCTTGGCTCTAGAGAAAATGTTGTTCCAGATGAATGGTCTCTGCTCGTAATTGATAAAGACGAACTAGATCTTCTGAAAGAGATCGAAGTATACTCGATGATCGTTACAATGGAGAATCAATAAAATAGAGGGGATGGATATCCATCCCCTCTATTTACCATATAGCTGGAACGACTTATTAATGTTATCCGTTAAGATATTATGGAGGTGATTTAATTGAATAGAGATTTGTACTCCAATACAGAATTTACAGATCTCAAGAGGAGATTAAATCAGGAAATCCAACGAAGAGGCACGTATAGTTGGTGGGATCCACTCACAGTTCCATCTGTGGGGGAAGATAGAACTCCTCCTCTAACCCTTCCTGATGTAGAACCTCGAATGCAGATCTCCGAATCCACATATTCTATCAACAATCCTTCTGAAGGATCTATTGAACGAACCAGAAATATTCTCTTTCCTGCCCATGGAGAAAATCCGAGTGGAGAAGACCCTGATGGATCAACACCCAATACATCTGCTGGTCAGCTCAATGTAGATGAAATCAAGAACTTCTTGGTTGGGCTTGCAAAGATTCAGGACATTAATCTTTTCTATGGAAGGGATGAGATTCCCAATCTTGCATTCAGAGATCCTCAGGGGATTGAAGACGCTCTGATTAACGCAGAGAAAAGTGAATTAAATCGTCCTCTTGCAGAGTCTGATCTCAGTCCGAGTAAGAACGATCCTAATGGTGGACTTCAGAATGGAAGACATCCTGGATATCCTATTATCCTGTACATGGGAAATCTGGATGAAGTTTCATTCCAGGTCAATATCTCAGAAGGAGATCTTCAAGCATTATTTCCTGATGACTATGATGGCCCTGAGTTCGCCATGGAAAATGGATGTCTTGTCGCAACAGGCGAGGAATATGTTGTCCATAGACTCCGAGTTTTCAATGGAAGTCTCATTGTAAGTAATGAGCTTGTTCCCGATCATCCGGAATTCTGTGTTGATCTTCCTGAAGGATACCTGATTATGAGGGCTTCAGATACGTATGACGGTCCTGATTTCAAAATTGAGAATGGGTATTTGATTGCTGAAGGAGTGAATGGATACAGTACCAAGTATGAGCTCACTGCAGGATGTATCATCTATAGCGATAAATACTCCGAGCTTCAGCCGTTCATTGAATATCCTATGGAAGATGGGAAGTATGTAATGCCCTCCGGAGAATGTGATGGTGAAGAAACTATTCCTGCAGAAGGTCTTGGGGTTACTAACTTCTATGATGATTACGGAGCTGAACCTGGAGATGGCGATTATCATCCGTATAATCCATTTGTCTCCCCTGAAGTTAGAAGGGATTGGGAGGATCAAGATCATAATCGGAATCCCGATGTAACCGTAGTTGTAGAAGGTGGAATTAGTTCTGCTCGTTTTGGTCAGAATCCTCGTAACCCTCAACAGGGTAATCCATATCGTTCTCGTCCAGTCTTCGGTGGAGTTAAAGGTGCATGTAATGTGGCCTGTACTGGACTTTGTTATGTCACATGTGATAATCAGTGCTCCGAATCCTGTGCAACAACGTGTTGGGCTAGATGTGGTAATGCTTGTACAGCAACTTGTGGTAATGCTTGCAGTGGCTGCTCCACGATGTGTTATACATCCTGCAAGACCAAGTGTGAGAATAGTACTGGATATGCATGTGTAAAGGCTGGAGCGAAAGCAGTTAAGATCACAGGAACTGGTGGAGTGAAAGGAACCTATGCTGCAAATGAAGTAAAGGTATACACTTATAGCTGTATGGGTTGCTCTTATAGTTGTCAATTCTATCCCAATAAGAAAACGGAATGTTGGGATGCTGGATGTATGGGGAAGTGTTTTACTTCCTGTAATACGGCATGTTCAACTTCTTGTTTCGGTGGATGTATTGACAATCAATCCAACAACGATGGGACCTATAAGAATGGATCTGGTCGAGGATGCTCTGCAGGTTGTACCATTAACTGTGTTGGAACATGTGAAGGTGTCTGTCAAGGATATTGTGTTCACACCTGCTGGAATGCATGTAAAGCATCTTGCTCAGACAACTGCGAATATGCATGTCAGACTGACTGTGGTTCTGGTTGTGCTCAGGGTTGTACAAGGGATTGTAAAGATGAGTGTACCAGTAATAGTTCTGCAAGATCCTGTGGTACTGGATGCACATCTAATTGCCAGCAAGACTGTAATGCCAACTGTATTGGTTGGGGATGCAGATCTATCTGTGGTATTGACAGCGCTGGGGCATGTGAATCCAATTGCAGACTCAGTTGTATGGGCACCGCTTGCACTGCCATGTGTTCTGATGCATGTACTGTCCAATGTTCCACCTGCATCAATACTTGCGGTTGGCAGTGTGGTGTTTGCTCTTCTCAGTGTTCTACTGGTTGTACTCAGGCTTGCAATATCACCTGTACAGTGGATTGTTCTCACAACTGTTCTGAGAACTGTGTTCACTCTTGTACAGAGGAATGTGGTGGATGTTCCAATCTCTGTTACTCCTGCGTAGGCATGTGTATTGGGATCTGTTCTGTTAAGTGTGAGAACGGATGTTCCAATTGTACGAACACCTGTGGATATTGGTGTGATGCAACTTGCAGTAGAGAGTGTACAACGAACTGCTCAACTTTCTGTATCACAACATGTAGTGGATCCTGTGCTACATTCTTGAGTTCCGAGACAACAATGGTGAGTGGACCTGAAAGAGATCCCACTGCTGAAGGATATCAGTATGCACATCCGAAGAATCGTTGGGAGGAAAGAGAATCATTCATCATTCTCAGGGATCCTGATCCTCCGTATGAAGAAAAAGAAGATCGCTCTCATATTCTCGTTGAAGTTGGATTTGATCAGAACCGGACTCTCTATGTGAACACTCCTGGAGAAGTTGGTTACGTAATGAAACAAACAACTCTCCATGGTGGTGTATACACGATTGATCAGGAAACTGGTGAGATTACGATCAATGAGGATATGCTCCCTGGAGCAGTGGAGGTAAATCAACCTAACATTGATCAAGGTGGAGCAATCTTCTTAATCGTTCTCTACACAGGTGAACAGCGTTATCCAGAATTCAAAGTAGAACTTCCTGAGGGAGATCTAACGGTTAAGAACCCTGAATACTATGGAGGTCCCGGATTTAACCTTATTGATGGATATCTCTATATCACTGGTCTTGACGGAGAAGTCACTAGGTATGAACTCGTTGATGGTAAAATGATAATCAATGATCCGATCACGAACATTGAAATCAAGGAAGAGAATATCGAAGTTAAGATCCCCTTCGGTTATGAGTCATTCTATCCGATCAAAGATAAGGATGGAAACGTCATCATTATTATCCAGAGGGATCCTTTCCTATTACCAAAAGACGAGGAGGAAGATCATACAAATGGGGAAGATCAGTAAAGTCTTTTATGCCGAGATCGATCCGAGAGTATGCAGTGTTGAGGAAGCTGGGGAATACTTCTATCACTTCAATTTGCTGGGAGTCCATGAGATGTTCCAAAAGACTTATGAGGACTATGAGCAGAAACAAGTTAAGTTGAGGAATGCTGTCATCTCCCAAGCAATAAAGAATGGGGAGCTTCCTGGACATCCGATCATAAACAGTACGATTTCCGGCGTATCAACAATGAAACAGAGACCTGTGCTTATTACTGAATTCTAAGACATACGGGATAGGAGCATTGGCTCCTATCCCGTATCTAACGGTATTATGCGTATATATTCTTAACATGCAAGGAGAACGTTATCTATCAAAATATATCCAAATTATTTTACGTAGGAAGGGTGGATAAAATGAACGAATTTGAACAAAGGACATGTCAAGCAGCCAGTCATGCCGCATACGGCGCTACTGGCGAATCTCCGGATGTTTCGCCGGCTCTCAAGAATGTTGAAAGCTATATCAACAAGGTCATTGAAGACGCGTGTAGATCTGAGGATCGACACAACGACGTGGAGTTTGATTACCAGGTGCTTCCAGATAGAGTTCTTCTGTTTTCAATAAGGACAAAATACCTCCGCGTTCAACGGCGAGTTCTCTATAGGCTTCATAAGAATTTTGAGAAGAACTTTGGGCTCCGATTCAATCTTATCTATCCAGATCCTTGTAGATGTGGGATAGCTGGGATCCGTGAAGAAGCAACGTATGATATCTTACCTATCTCTCAAGGTTTGGATCCTAACTATAGCTGCCTCCGGATTACTGTCTTCGGTAAACATTATATCCTCCGCTCCTTATACGGAATCCGTCCCGACGGTGAGTTAGGTATGCCACATCTCAACAAGCTCATGGAACATGGCTTCGATTTTGAGGCTAAGTATCCTCCAGAGGAAGAATGGGATATCTTCGTTAAAGCGTATATTGATGCCTATGGAGATCCTCCTATGAAGGGGGCATTGGACCAGGAGAAGTATTACCAGGACCTTAAAGCCCAGAAAGCCGCTAAGCGTTTGGAGCTGACTCATAAGCGTCAATATGAGAAAGACCTGGAGAAATACGGATGTGGCTATTGGTCAGTTTGCTGGGAGCACGGAGCTTCGTGCCCATGTTCTCCTACTGCACCTTCCCAGCAAGGATTCAAAGAGGATGTCTGGCAAAGCTGTCTAAAGGAGCTAGATGATATCAATCACCAGATGGACGAGGAGGGTATATAAGTGGGTAAGAATATGGACAGAACGAATATCACTATGCTTCCGGTCAAATGCATCTCTGTCCGGGAAAGTAACCCTGATCAGATCAAAATTGGTGAGAGGTATGAGATCGACCGCCTCTCAATCTGGATCGACGGAGATGGCGACGCCTATGGAGTCGTATACTTCAAGGGCAGGCGAATTGGAGATATGCTATTGAAGCATTTCTCCTGCCTCTAATTGGAGGAAGTGAAATGGGAACTCTGAAGATGCTCAGGGGTAGTGGAGTGATTGCGAAGACTCCCGAGAAAGCGCTGGAGATTCTCACATCGGGTGGATACAAAACTGTAGTCATGTATTCATCTGATAACAAAGTCCTTTCTCAGCAGATCGAAAAGGTCTATGAAGGACTGAAGAAACATAATGAGGGAATCCCCAATGTTGAAGATCAGCTCCTTCCGACAGAGCCTTACCTGTGGAGAGATATCGACGGTTGTCTCGGCGTTATTTGTGTTGAGATTGATGTTGATGTCGCATCCAACTTTGCGAGTTCTCTTCATGTCTTCACTGAGCTAAATTATGACTGCCTGACAAATCCTGCGTTCAGGAAACCTCTAAGTTCAAAAGCGCTTACAACGATGGCTATATTGGGTCACATGCTTTCGAGACAAAAGTAACATAGCAACTACCCTAAACGGGTTTGCATAAATATCACTAAGGAGGACTACGAAGATGAAGACGGGTATTAACGAGAAGAAACTGTGGGAGTATATCGACAAGGTCTGTAGAGACGCGGTGAGGGTTGTCGGTGTGCAGACCATCGTCGAACACTGGCACATGATAGTCGGGAAGGATCTGATCGTTGACCTGAAGTTCGACGATATTTACTACGGTGAGGCTCCGGATGATATCCTGAAGAGGATCATGTTCCGTCTGGCTAACAACGTTCCCAAGCACTTCGGCCTCACGGTCTTTGCTCCTCGGTTCTATCAGTACTACGACGGTGTCGGTACCCTCTACTCCTTCTATCCGAACGGGGATTTCAACTATGAGCAGGCTCTGGCCAGTGTTCGTCCCTTCGGTGAGGATCTTGTCCTCTGCGCTGAGTACGGGAGGAATCGACCGGACAACGAGCTTGAGGTCTGGGAAAACGATCCATATGCCAAGATGCGGGAGAATGGTCTGGATATCATGAAGAAGTACTTCTTCAATGACTTCTACTGTGCCTATATCAAAACCTTCGATGAAGATCCTCTGGAGGTTTGGATCAAGATGCGCGCTGGCAAGGAAGTCGGGAATGGTATCACAGACGAAGAGATCGCGGAGAGGGCCGAAGAGGACCTGAAGAACTACGGCTGCAAATATTACAGCGTCTGTGTCCATGCCAACAAGGGCTGCTGCATCGAAGACAGAAAGTGCAAACGCCCGAAGCCGGTTATGAAAGACGGTCTCGTGATTCGCCGCTGGAAGGAATTCCACCAGGAACTTCTGGCGTCCAAAATCAACTAAAGATGAAGGAGGAAAATAAAATGATAGAAAACACTCGCAAGAAACTGGGGGGGGGATTTACGTATCCGCCTTGTAGATTCAATCCGTGTGGAGTAGTCTGTAACGCAGACAAAAGCAGGTGCTATCGCTGCGGATGGAACCCCGCCGTGGATGCAAAACGGAAGGCTGAGCTTCGCATCAATGGGCCAAAGGCTTTGTCCAGGAAGCCCGTACATATGTCCTAAAGGAATAAAAAGAAAGGGGAGCCGCGAAGCTCCCCTTTCTTTTTATCGTTAGTTGGCACTCATGACGTCGACGTAGGGTCCAGCGATCTCGTAACCCTGATAGTTCCACATATACTGGGGGAACCTGTAGTGATCAGGAACATACTCGTTGGTGATTTTGAGTTTGATTGCTTCAATGCGAGCAGTGATAGGCACAAGCATGTTCTCTACCTGATCATACTTTTCGGGATCATTGAGAAGCTGGAGAAGAAGCCGCTCTTTGATAGTTTGTTTCGTGAGCAGATCAGAAAGTTCACGGGCAAGCTCGTCCGGAATTTCGAAGGTACTAATGACTTTCATATTGGGATCCATTTTCTTTTCCTCCTTTTATTGGATTAACTTCAAGAGTTCCCCTCTAAGACTCTTAATATTCTTACATTCCTTTACAATATCAGACGCAGAGATAGAAATGATATTGTTGCCGGCTAAGAGAGTTAGAGTCATGAAGATGAGATACTCAATGTTATCCACTGCAAGCATAGAAGGAACGTAGTAATAGTTGATCCAGTCCGAGAGGAACACTCCAAGATTCAAACTCTTCATTCTGGGGGATGCAGTTTTCAGAAGTCCAAGGAGCTCACTAATCTTCTGGGGATCTGCCTCGGTATACTGACGTTTGATCTCCTCATATCTCATCTCATCGATATACTTGAAGTGTTTATTGGAAATACTCTCAATATTCTCGGGAGAATCATTTGCTCCAAACACTCTGGTCAGGAAGAACTTGTTAATCCAATACTGGATAGTATCGAATACGATCTTATCTGCAGCAATGGAATACTGGCGATTCAGAATACGGGTGAAGAACTTCGTGTAGATTTCCGTCATGGTATTCTGGAGGTACTGGTTTGTACTCAGTGCCTCATAGTTCTTCTTCAGCCCATTGGCGATCAGAGCACCTGTAAGAAGATCTCTCAAAACAGGAGCCTGAAGATTCATTACACCATCCCTGCTCATGGAGATGTATTTATCCATGAACACGTAAGTGGTATAGTTACCACCCTTCGTGCGGAATGTAATGAAGGGAAGTGCCTGAGTAACACTCAATGATGGAACATTGTTGTAGATCAGAACAATGCGTCCATCGTCGAACGCCTTCATGGCTTCCCTAGTAAGAGTGTCGGTGATCTGTTTGACGGAGATATATGCCGCTTCGATATCTTCATTGGTCAGATGCTTCGCAGTCTTAATCAGGTTAATCGCTTTCTGCGTTGTATTTTCTCCACCATCGATATTATTGAGATCAGTGAAGATCTCAGAAGAAGATAATGTTGACTCCATATATCCTTTGATAGCCATGGTATCAACTCCTTTCAAATGTTATAGCTCTGTCGGATGGTAGACTCCTGGAGAGTATTACCATCCCAGCTCTTCGAGCTTTTCTACTGCGAGTTTGGCTTCCGATGCCGTCATCCCAATCATATTGTTGAAATCATCGAAATTTAGCTTTTTCTCATATGACTGAATGAGATGATGTCCGTTAGCTTTATGAAGCAACGTAATACAGTGAACATACTTATGACACGGCTGTTCATAGGTGACAACGGTTTCACTTTCATAGGTCTTTGTGAATCCGATCTCTTCAAATTTCTTATCTACATTAGACATTTTTTAATTTTCCTCCCAAGTTTGACTTCACGGCTTGAGCCGTCCAACATTTCAGCAATGATTTTCACTTCCGGGTTCCCAAGATAGTTGTGGAACATGTCATAGACATTCTCTTTGTCTTTGGGATCAATGTAGATAGATCCATAAGCATCTTTATATTCCACTTTATATCTGCCAATCGACTGTTTCTCAATCTTCCTCCAGCGGCGACTCTTGATCTTACCTTTGATCCAATTAATCATCGAATTCTCCTTTCAACAATGAATACTGAACTACATTTATCAGAGAATAGATCTCCAAGGATGTGATAAGGTCAAGGACCTCACCAATGAATGGCTCTCCTTGGAGAAGCTGATCCTCTGTTAAACCGATTTTTGAATAGTCTCTAACAATGGTTACAAGGTCTCTCGTAAGAGGTAATACTTTCTCTCCATCTCTTAGGAGACGTTGAAGGCTTGGTTTCAGATCAGATATCTGATTGTATATCTCATCGATTGACCCATATCGCTGCATCAATGCAAGAGCTGTTTTCTCTCCAACTCCAGGAATCCCAGGGATGTTATCAGAGCGATCTCCCTGTAACATTTTCAACTCAATCCACTGTTGGGGAGTCATTCCATACTGATTATACAACCATTGCTTGTCGATCAACTCATTATGTTTTGGGGCCATAATATACGTATGATCATCTATGAGTTGGTATAAGTCTCGATCGGATGAAGCAATGATGATATCTGTCCCTTGTTCTCCCAAGAGTTTGGAGATCATTCCTAGAATATCATCTGCCTCGTACAGGTCATTGTTGATGAACTTGTATCCAATCAGCGCAGCGATTTGTTGCCCATACTTCAATTGTTTGATAATGTCTTCATCATGGGCTTTTCTCTGAGCTTTGTATGGAGGATACATTTGTCTTCTGAATGTTCTTTCACGGCTGAGATCATTTGCCATTACGATATAATCAGGGTTAAATGTATCCTTCAGAGATCTCAGTTTGAAAAAGAATCCTTTGATTGCATTCACATTCATTCCTTTAGAATTGATCAAAGGAGCTCCGTAATATGAACCAAATAGAATGTTATTGAAATCTATAGCAAGTACAACTTTATTAGCCACAGGAATCGTTCCTTTCTGTTGAAAACCTTTTATCTTATCTTTGTTATTTTGCGAGAATATATAATTGGATAGGGAGGTTAAACCTCCCTATCCAATTAATGTTAGTGATAGATTTCAACAACGAAAGGTTTTGCCTGACCATTGACGGAGATCATATGGATATCCTGAGATAGAGATCCATGACTACCAACCATGTTTTCCTCTGTTTGATCAGCTTCTCTGGCAATCCCAATGATACATGTAGTTGCAAAGTTGGACGGCCTCACTGTGGGAGGATATACCATGTAATCTTCAACAAGCTTCGTATCCTGTTTCAGATCTTTATCAACATAGCTTTCTGTGGAAATAAAGTCGTCTGTAGAGAAGAATCTATTCCAACCACAGAAATTATATCCTTCTGCCTCGTAACGCACATATCCATCAATCTGAATAGTGACATTAGGCATTCTTTGTGTGACCCATGCAACATCATGTTCTGGAATTCCAGTATGAACTCTATCCTCTGAGGCAGACGGATCTAACGACGCACATACATCGACGAGTTGATCATCGAGAAGTACTGCATAGAGTCTTCCTTCGTAAACAATTGTCCCTTCTTCTCCGGGTCGATCCCGTTCATAATGGAACAAAATTCCCTTTGGAGATAGATCCATGTATCCAGGGTGATCTCCAGATGAAACAACTGCCCTAGGAATCTCATTGTTAAATCCAAGATCCGGATGACTTGGATGTCTGATCGTATCAGATCTCACATAGACCATCCGGAATCCAAGGATATCATCTGCTGTGATTTCATATCGATGTGTTTCTCGCCAGACATTGTTGATCTTTGCCCAGCTCTCTGTGTTTCTCCAAACACCATCAATCTTCGCATAGTTGCTCCAACATGGTCTCCAAACGCCGTCAATCTTATTCCAGATCGGCATAGAGACACCTCCTTATTCTGTAGAAGATGTCTCAGCAATCTGTTTCATAAGATGCTCCTGGTAGGTCTCCTGTGCGACTGTCACAGCATAGATCTCTTCATAACGGTCAGGAAGAAGTCTACCAGGAAGAGTTGTAATCTTCCGATTCTCGTCAGATACGGATACAAGAATCGTATAACCTTCCCCAATGAGAGACTTCTTCATTTCCCCGTCAACTTCCTCAATGGTGTACAGGTTTCCGCTGTTATTCTCAAAGAGAGATTTCAGCTCTTTAAAGTCCATGACATTGGGGAGGACTTCAATTCGGAGAGTATCACGAAGAACTCCCATAACCAGACGAGGCCCACCAATGATGTTATCCACTTCCAACCGGAAGCCATTCTCAAATTCCAGTAACATTCTATCCCTCCTTCTTTAGATATAACGGAACCAGATATCACCATTCTGTCCACCTCTGGGGGCATCAGGAGACAGAATCGTATTGCGCAGAGATCTTCTCTCATAATCTGTATGAGCTTCCACGGTCGGGTATGCAGGAATAACAACATCCTTTGCGATCTTGTCTCCAGTAACTGCACCTTCCTGGATATGCTCATTTCTGACCGCATCGAAATCAATCTTACGCTCAGTAACAGATCTATCTGTGAGGTGAGCAGGATAGATCATCGGTTCCTCAGCAAGCTTATTGGCACCGATAGACTTATCCTGAATCTTACGACCAGTGACAGATTCATCAGCAAGATTCCGAGTTTGGATAACTCCATCTTCGAGGAACTCGTTCCGAATCTTCATCCACTGAGGATCACCGCCAGATGTAGTGACAGCCAGAATACGGTTCGGGTCATAAGTACTGAACAGTCTAGAACCATCGATGAGTCTAGATTCATCCAGCATATCTCTAGTTATCTTGAGATATTCAGGATTCGTTCCAGCTTCTCTGACTCCCAATACCATATTATCCCAACTGGAAGTGAATAGTTTAGATCCGGTAACTGCACGATCAGCAATCTTAGATGTTGTAACCGCACCCATTGCCAACTTAAGTGCAGTAATAGATCCATTCCCCACACAACCGGTGCAATCACCAGGACATGTACAACTTCCACCAGGATTGGTGATCTCATCATCCCATACTTCTCCAACCCATTCCTCAGTAACTTCTTCGATATCGCAATGACACGCGAGAGGATCGTAGGTATCAAAGATCATGTTGCCATCAACGATACTGAACCTGCTGATGTCGTTGAGTTCTCCTTGAGCATACAGAACACCATTCTCCATACCGAATGTGGGTCCTGTATAACCATTAGGAAGTTCAACACGTAACATGTTATCAGGACTGGTGACAAAGAAGCGAGGATGAGACTCACTATCAAGACCATCGGACAACTGAAGCTGATCATTGATAATGCTGAG